GAGTCGTCGGGTCGGAACAAGACCGCTTGGCCGAAGTCATCACCGGCGGTCTAGTGCTACGATCGTTCCAAGCCGCTGGCATTCGCCGCACTAAGCCGGAGGTCGCGGAAGGATCGCAAGAGTTTTCCCGATTGCCGCTATGGCGAATGGGCGAAGCAATCTTACGCAGTGCTGGCGTCAAGACCGACCGTATGAGCCCGAAGGACATCGCACAAGCGTTGCTGCACAACAGCGGAGTTCAGCGTCGATTCGGCATTGAGCGATCGGCTTACCACACGACCGGCACGTTTTCGAACTTGCTGCTTGATGCGTCTAACAAAACGCTGCTTGCGGCATACGAAGAAACGCCGGCAACGTGGAACATTTGGGCGCGTCAAGGTGCCTCGGTTTCGGACTTCAAGAACATCAACCGAATCCGGTTCAGCGAAGCCCCTAACCCGGAGCAGGTGCCTGAGCGACACACTTACCCAGAGGCGGTAATGAGTGACGCGAAGGAAAGCTACAGGGTCGAGAAATACGGCCAGAGCTTTACCGTTTCATGGGAGACGATCGTTAACGACGATCTTGACGCGTTGGCCCGCGTGCCGGCAATGCACGGTGCGGCGATGCGGCGGAAGGTTAACGCCGCAGTCTACGGCGTGCTGACCGCAAACGACCCGCTGGCCGATGGCATCGCACTGTTCAACTCTTCGCACGCGAACGTCAGTAGCGGTGCTTCTGTGGTTAGCACGACCAGCCTTGACGCAGGGTATCTTGCAATGATGACGCAGAAGGGACTCAACTCTGCCGTCAACATCAACGTGACCCCGCGTTACTTGATCGGTCCCGCTGCGATCAGCTCTACCGTTCTTCAATTGCTCGCATCGCTTGCACCTCCAAGTGCCGGCGGCAGTGCAGTCGGAAACTCGAATGTCGCGAACATCTACGGACCGGGCGGCGATCGTCCGCTGATCCCCGTGATTGATCCGGTGCTAGATGCTTCAAGTAGCAGCGTTTGGTACTTGGTCGCCGATCCGTCGCAGATCGACACCGTCGAGGTTAGCTTCCTTGAAGGCGAAGAGTCGCCAGTGCTCGAAAGCGAATGGGACATGAGGACCGATTGCTACTACTACAAGATCCGGCAGACGTTCGGCGTAAAGGCGATCGACTTCCGCGGAGTTTATCGCAACGCCGCTTGAGCCTAGCGAGTCATAGCCCGCTGCGATTGTGCGGCGGGCTTCGGTATCGATCACACTTTCAAAAGGTACAAAACAAATGTCCGGTATTCAGAATGAAATGGTTTGGTCTGACGACTTTGTCGGAGGCGAAACTTTCGCAGCCGCGGGTCAAGGTAGCCCGTGGGCAATCGCAGAGACGAGCGCAGCGGGTACGCCAGTCACGGCGGTTGTGTCACCGTCCGCAACTGGAGAGATCAAGCTAGGGTTTGACAGCACTAGCGAAGTACAAAACGTCTGCCTGTTCAACAATGACGTGCTGTGGCTGGACATCGACAATCTCCAGCAGGTCGAGTACCGCGTTAGGGTCGATAACGATTCGACCGCACTTGATTCGGCAACCTCGCTTGCGTTTGGCGTGTGTTCGGCACGCAACGCAACAATCGACAGCCTCGCCACCCACGCGAGCTTCCGATTGATTGGGTCGAACTCGCTGGTAGTCGAAAGCGACGACGGCACGACCGACAAGGACGACGTCGCGACCGGCCAGAGCCTTGGCGAAACGTACAAGCGATTCGTCATCGATTTTACGGGCGGAAAAAAGGATGTGAAATTCTACGTCGACGGCACCCGCGTCGGGGCGTCTACCGTCTTTGACATGAGTGCCGCGACCGGATCGGTGCAGCTTTACGTGCAGATCCAAAAGACCGCAGACACCAACGTTGACGCGGTTTTAATCGACTACGTCGAAGTTACCTCAAAGAGGCCAGTCTGATGAGCGATTGCATCACCGCTTACCTTGGCGAGACCGTCGAGGTAGGCGGCGTTAGGGTCAAGATTGTTTCGGTTGACCAGCACAGCGAAGGCGAATCCAAACCGCGAACGCGGGTAACGCTTGAGCCGGAAGGACAGCCGAAGCCACAACAAGAGCAGACAGAACCAAAACGACGGATCGGAATGCCGAAGCGATGACACTTCGCGACATGATCACAGCAGACGCCTCAGCAGTATTTCTTGCGGAAGGTGAATTTTCTGAGGCAGTGACCTATTACCCGCATCGATTTTTCGGCGCGACACAGAGGCAGCCTCGGTCGATTCGTGCTGTGGTTATGCGTGAGCAAATCGCGAACTTTACCGAAGACGTTGTCACGGTTTTACCTATGTTTGAAGTACACGTCGCCAACGATTCGACGCTAGGTATTAGCAGCGACGAAATCGACACGGGCGGCGATCAGATCGCATTTCCGGCAAGAGATGGCAAGCCGGCAGAGCGGCGATCTATTTTGAAGATCACGACACAAGATCACGGAATGCTCGTTCTCGAATGTCGATAGTCGCTACTCTCCCAGTCGTTACGCGGATCGGCGATGAGCTTTTTAATAGGCTCAATAGGCTGACGGCTGGTTACAGCGATTACACCTAAGGTTATGAAGTGGTCAGGGCAACGCGGCTTGCACAGTACACGCCGCGGCATTTGCAAATCGTCTTGACAAAAGGCGATCGAGAGCGGCGGCCCGAAAGTGATTGCTTCGGCAATCCGCAAGGACTGGCATACGCTCAAAGATTTGACATTCGTTGCCACGTATTGCCAAGCGAGCTAGACGATACGCCGATCGATCAGTATTGCGAAATCTTCGAAGCGGACATCGTGAAGACGGTTTGCGATGCTACGCGGTGGCACACGTTCGGAGAACTTGCGATTAACACCGAATGGATCGAGCCGGAAGCAATAGTCAGCGAAGGCGGGATCGGTGGCGTCAATGTGCCGATTTCGATTGTGTACCGAATCGACGAAGGCAACCCGTACAACGTGCGATCGTGATTAACTTCATTATCGAGCGGCGACAAATTGAACAATTGAAAAAGGCGATAGCCGGCACGAGCATCGACATAAGGAAAGAGCTTGCGGTTGCTGTGAACAAGACAGCAAAAGCGACAGTTAGCGAAATTGCGAAAGACGTAACCAAAGAACTTAACACAACACAAGCGGCGGTTAAGTACGCAAGCAGGGGACTAGAGGTCTTAGGCAGAGCTACGTTTAGCAAGCCTGGGGCAATTGTTCGATTGAAACGCACAGGCCGAATGAGCTTGCGGCACTTTAAGCCAAAGCAAAACGCGGCGGGCGTTACTTACAAGATTAGCAAATCAAAGGGAAATTCGTTTGTTAAATCAGCGTTTATGGGGCCGCGTCCAGGGGCAGTAAAAATCAGTTGGAAGGGCAACGTTTTTAAGCGCACCGGCGACATGGCAAGAATGAAACGCGGCAAGAGTGCCGGCAAGGTTCGCGAACAAATTACGAAACTGCACGGTGCGTCACCTTGGGGCGTTTATATCGCACAGAACTTTGAGCCCGATCAGGTGCAGCGGATCAACGATCGACTGCGAAAAGAGATGGAAGAGCGAATCCGGTTTCGGGTCGCGACACAATTCAACAAAGCCAAACCGAAACCGAAAGGAGCGTGAAAAATGTCACTATTACGACGCCGCACAGTATTTGCCGCCAAAGCGGAATCGACGATCGGAACCGCCGAAACGTTGACGAATGCAGAAGGGTCATACAACGTTTACGACTTGCTGATTCAGCCGCAGATCGAAGCAATCCAACGCGAAGGACAGGGGGCATTCAATTACCTTCCCGCGGTGATGGGGGCACGCGGCGGCGTTGCTACGTTCTCGACTGACCTGCCGTGGGGCGGTGATGGTGCATCTCTGCCGACGTGGGCGACGGTGCTGTTAGCCGGTTGCGGCTACGTCAATTCGTCGGGAACCTTCAAACCGAAAACGCTCAAGCCCGGCACGAGTTCAACGGACCCGCGAACGCTGACAATTGCGGGCTACGTCGATGGCAAGGCGCGCAAGCTAAGCGGTTGCATGGGGACCGTGAGTTTCGATCTACCTACCGGCGGACTCGCAAAAGCGAACTGGACGTTTACCGGGAAATGGGAAGACGAAGCGGATGTGTCGCTGCTTGCACCGACTTACCCGACAGAACTGCCGAGCCGATGTGCCGGCGATACTTTCCAATTTAACAACGTGTCTATCTGCGTATCGAGTTGCACTATCGATGCTGGAAATACCGTTGTGCTTCGAGAGTGCACGACGCACGCAAGCGGCTACGCTTCGGCGATCGTTACGAACCGACAGCCGACGATCAGTGCTGACCCGGAGGCGACGCTATCGGGCCGCTATTCGCTATTCACCGGATCGACTGAATACGAGCTGGAATACAAGCTCCCGACCGCAGGCAGCGGGACGATCATATTCCTAGCAAGCAAAGCACAGATTCAATCGATCAACCAAGGTAATCGAAATGACATCGTGACTGATGACATCGTTTGGCAGTGCAACAAAAACGGCACGACCAACGACGAAGAATTAACTATTCAATTTGTGGATAACGTTCCCTAATGCCGAAATCACTAGACACAACTGACCGCATCGCCTTCGTTTTGGCGAGCGATGCAGACAAGCCGAAAGCAACGCAGCCGCGATTGATTGGGCAAGTGCTTACGCTTGGGCGTCAACGAAAACTGATGGCGGCCGTTAAGCAAATGCAGCAAGACGCAGACCCGGAAGCAAAGACGAACGCGGCACTAGATGCCGTAGTGATTTGCTTATCAGGATGGGAGAACTTTGGCCGTGAATTTAGCCGCGAAGCTATTGAGGACTTGCTGACGATCGGCGAGATCACAGAAATTATCAACGCGATAATCGCGACATTTACGGCGGATGGCGACGACTTAAAAAAATCCGAGTCGCCGCAGCCGTCCGCTGCGGCGAACTCTGTAAGTCATGTCGTGGGCGATGTGCCGAGATATTTAATGGAAACCAGTACGCCGAACTCGAGTGCCCCTCGTGTGGCGGCGATGGTTGCAAACGGTGCGACAGTGGATTTTGGAAATTGACACAGTGCCCGGCAGTGTTTGTCGGTCAGGAAATGATTGACCAGATAAACATTGCGGGAAGTTGTACAGATGGCGTGCTACCGCAATCGGGCGGGCTGCTCGATCAGTCGGCGTGGTGGTTTGAGCTGCGGTCAATTTTACGAAGCGAAGAGCGACGAATTGAAGATGAGCAAATAAAGCGAGAGCAGAATCGTGGCCGACATTGAATTTCGCATCGGCGGCAAAGACGACACCGGCAAAGCGATTGCATCGGCGACGAAGGGGCTTTCGCGTCTCGAATTGTCGTTTGGTCAAATCGTCAAAGCGGCTGGCGGATTCGCTGCGGTTAATGCGTCGATCAATTTGGTATCGCGTGGCATTTCTAATCTCGCCGGGCTAGTTGGTCAGGGCGTCGCGGACTTTGACAAAGCAACGGAGGCACAGCGGGCGTTATCAAAAGCAATGGAGCTAAACGGCGGAGCGACCGACGAACAGATTGCGAAGCAAATGTCGTTAGCCGATGCTCTTGAGCGCACAACGAACGTCGAAGCGGAAACGACTGCCGAGCTTATGAAATCAGCGGCGATGCTTGGCGTGCAGAATGATCAACTAGGCGAAGTCGCTAAGACCGCTATCGGCTTATCGGAGGCGATGGGCGTTAGTCTCGAAGATGGATTGAAAAAGGCACGACTAGCGACAGAAGGAAATTTCAGTTCGTTTAATAAGTTAATTCCGTCGCTGAAAGACATGGCGACCAATGAAGAGCGATTGGCCGCGGTAATGTCGCTGGCAAACAAAGGGCTAGAGCAAAAGACAGGGCAAGCCGACGGGGCCGCGGGTGCTTATGAGCGAATGAGCAACCGCGTCGGCAACATGATGGAAAAGATAGGCGAAGCGATTAGTCCGTTTCGCAAGCTTGCTTTCGATGGGAT